AATCAACGGCATTTACGACAATGAATTTCTCGAAGTTGATCCGCAAAGTGGCGTTGGCATTGTCTCAGCGGAACCACGTTTTATGTGCCGATCCAGCGATGTGCCTGCTACTGCTACTCCTGGCGATGCGCTCGTCGTTAATTCAATAAATTACACAGTGCGCGTTATTCAACCGGATGGCACTGGTGTCACAACTCTGGTTCTGGAGCGTGATTAATGGCGCATCTTAGAAAGCAGTTAAGAGATAGAGCGATCACTGACTTGACCGGATTAACGACCACCGGATCTAACATCTACGCAAGCCGCGTATATCCAATGGCTTCTGGGAACCTTCCTGGACTTTGCGTTTATACGCGCGATGAAAGCATCGAGGTTTCGACGATTGTGCCACCTCGAACACAAATGCGCGAACTGAGCTTAATCATCGAGGGCTATGCAGTATCGACGACAGTTTTAGATGATACGCTCGATCAGATTGCGCTCGAAGTTGAAGAGGCTATGGCTGGTGATATAACTATGAATGGCCTTGCCAAGACAATTAGGCTACAATCAGTTGAAGCTGAATATAGCGATGAAGGTGAGCGACCCGCTGGAATGGTTCGCTTAACTTATGTGATAGAATATGCAGCGGTTGAAAACGATCTGGAGAACGCAGCATGAAACGCATAATGGTCTTTCCTCCCAACGGTGGCGAGGGTATAGAGATTTCTGAGGATCGTTTAGATCTTTACGAAAGCCGGGGTTGGACTTCTGACCGCCCTAAATCCGAGCCAATCATGGCTCTAATCGAAGATAGCCAGGAGGATTAGATATGGCGACTTTTGTAGGCTCCGGCGGAACAGTTCTCGTCGGCTCTGACGTTGTTGGAGAAATTAGATCATGGTCTGTTGACGAAACGATGGACCCGATTGAGTCCAGCACCATTGGCGATTCATACAGAACCTTTGAGGTTGGCATGAAGGGCTGGAGCGGATCGATGGAAGTGTACTTTGACGACACTGACACCGCTCAACAAGCAATGACTGTTGATAGCTCGATCACAGTTTCTTTCCAAATGGAAGGCAATACAACGGGCGATCACAAGTTATCTGGAACGGCTCTTGTAACGGGTCGATCAGTTACCGCCAGCTTTGATGGTATGACTGAAGCTACTTTAACAGTTCAAGGCACTGGTGCTTTGACTGAAGGCACTGTTGCCTAATACTAAACGGCGCTGGGTGGGGGTTAATTATTTCCCACCCAATGTCGGTCTAACGGGAGAACAAACATGGCTCAAAAGAAAGAGCAAACAAATGTCATCGATAGGATCAAAGCTCATTACGACGCTCAAGGATTGCGCGAAATTCGTGTACCGGAGTGGGGTGACGATGATGGGCCGCTTATTATCTTTGCTGCGCCGTTTACTCTCCGAGATCAAGCTAGGATTGATTTTGCTAGTCGGAATAGCGAAAGCCAGATTGATGCGTTGTGTGAAGTACTTGTTCAAAAGGCGTTAGCTGAAGATGGATCTAAAATGTTCAATGCGGGTGATAAAAAAGCTCTCAGAGAACACGCTGACATCGAAGTGATTAGTAGAATTTGCACAGAGATTATGGGATCGAAGACTGAGGAACTGGAAAAAAACTAAGGGAGGACGATCAACGTCAGTTCTTATTTTATCTGGCAGATCGTCTACATAAAACAGTTTCTGAGTTAGAGCGTGAAATGACGCTAACAGAGTTTATCGAGTGGAGCGTTTTTGTTAAACTAGAAGACGAGCGCAGCAAAGGTCGAGGCGATGGCGGATCAACAGCTAAAAATAGACTTAACCGCTAGAGATAAAACCGCTGCTGCGTTTCGCTCTCTAAATACTCGTTTAGCAGCAACAAGAAAAGCCGCTGTTTCTCTTAGTGGTGCAATTAGAAAAACAACCTTGGCCGCTGGTGCGCTTGGTGCTGGTGTACTAGTTGCCACTAAAAAAGCTCTGAATTTTGCTGATGATATTGCGAAGATCGCAGATAAAGTCGGAGTTACGACTGATGCACTGCAAGAGTATCGCTTCGCTGCTGAATTGGCTGGCGTAAAAAGCGATGAACTAGATAAAGCGCTTCGTAAATTACAGCAGAGCGCTGGTGAGGCCAGAACTAAGGGAACTGGTACTGCTGCTGATACGTTTAGGTTGCTTGGTTTAGAAGCAGACTTAGCGTCAGGAAAACTCGAAGATGGCGTGGTTCGTTTTAGGGCGGTTGTTGATGCTCTATCAAAAGTAGAGAGCCAAGCAGATAAAGCATCACTGGCAGCGGGATTATTTGGCGCACGATTAGGTCCACAAATGATGAACCTGTTAAATCAGGGTATTCCGGCTATTGATAAAGCTGGAGCACGATTAAGATCGTTCAACGGCATAATAAATGAAAGTGTACTCAGGACTAGTGAGAAAGCCGTAGATGCTATCACTGAGCTTGAGACGATAATTAAAAAGCAACTTACAAACGCTCTAGTACAAGCTGGTCCTCAAATCATCGCATTTGCTGATGCGTTCATGAAAAACATGCCTACAATTATTCAAAACATTCAAGAGCTTGCTTACTGGCTTGGGATTATCGAAAGAACAAAAATCCAAACACTGCAACTTGAGATAGAAGAGCTTCAGGAGACTATCGCTAAAACAAGTCAACCTGCTAGAGGTATGGTTGATTTACTAAACACGAAAATTGCAGAACTTGCTGCTGCAAAGGCGGCAGCTAGAGAAATGAAGGGTATGGTCGAGATTAGTCCTCGTCCTCAACCTTCAGGTCATCCATATATGTCAACCAAAGCTAAAACCGAGTCTTTAATTCAAATAAGGCTGCGAGAAAGAATATTACAGGCTCAAAATAGATCGCGAATAGTTGCAGAAAGCGAACTAAGATTGATGGAGCTTAATAGCTTTGAAAGAGAAAAGCAGCTTAAATACGAAGAAATAATGCACGAATTAAGCAAAGAAAACGTGCAGCTAACTCAAGGCCAGCATAAATTGCTTATGGAAGATCTTGAGCGAGAGTTTGAAGTAAAGCGCACTATGGACGCTCGTAACAAAGCAGCAGAGCGTCAAAAAGAATTACAGCAGCAAATCGCTGATATTATGAAAGATGGTATTCAAACAGCAAACGAGGCTATCAGCGGTTTAATATCTGGCACGATGAAATGGAAAGATGCTCTAGGCTTAGTGCTTAAAAAGGTTCTCGATATAGTAACAACTATGGGCAAAGGCGGAAAAAGCGGCGGTGGTTTTAACATCGGCAGCTTGTTTAAAATGGGATTGTCTATGTTCGCCGCATCTCAGGGAGTGCCTGCAACTCCAATGGGTACTAGTACCGGACCCATGTTCCCTGGATTGATGGATTTCCACACTGGTGGCGTTGTTGGTCAGGGTCCAAGAGGATTTAGATCTGATGAACGAATGATCTTAGCCAGAACAGGTGAGCGAGTATTAAATCGAGGACAAACTGCAATCAGTAGCGGTGGCAATGGAGTGGTGCTAAATCAAACAGTCAATCTAACAACTGGTATTCAACAAACAGTTCGTGCAGAGGTTATGTCGATGGCTCCACAAATCGCAGCGCAAGCCAAATCAGCGGTTCTTGATGCTCGAAGAAGGGGTGGCGGTTTCTCCGCTGCGTTCGCATAATGGCTATATCCTATCCTCTCGACCTACCTAGTCACACTGGCATCGCTAAGATCGATCTTAGGGCTGTTCAAGTCCCTGCAATGACGATGAGTCCCTTCACCTACAAGCAACAGGTCGTCGTCCATCCTGGTCAACGATGGGAGGCTGAGATTAGCTTACCACCTATGAAGCGATCTGATGCAGAGGCTTGGGTCGGTTGGTTGCTTTCGCTGCGGGGCCGCTCTGGCACTTTCTTGCTTGGTGATCCTCTAGCATCATCGCCGATCGGTAATGGCGGCGGAACTCCAGTGGTTGAGGGTGCAAGTCAAACTGGCTCAACTTTAAACATCGATGGCTGCACTGCTAATCAATCAACTTACCTTGCAGCGGGTGATTATATTCAGCTTGGAAGCGGAGCAAGCAGCCAGCTCTATAAAGTCACGCAAGACGCATCTAGCGATAGTTTAGGCAATGCTACTCTTGAAATATGGCCGGAGCTTCGATCATCACCATCTGATAATGCAACGGTTACTGTAGATGCTCCAAAAGGCTTATTCAGGCTATCGACAAACGAGGTCAACTGGTCGATCAATGAAGCGTCGGTTTTTGGCGTTACATTTCCAGCGGTTGAAGTA